TTACCCCCTAGCGACTCATAACCAACCGCAACGTTGTTTGGTGCTATTGTAGCAGTATCACCTGATAAAGAACCAATGAACGTATTTCTTGTTCCTGTTGTGACTGCTAGTCCTGCTCCAAAACCTACTGCTACGTTGTAACCATCCGTAGCTGTAGTGAAGTTTTGTGTAGCTAAAGCAGCTTGCCCTATAGCAATACTTCTTGAGCCTAAAGTATCTGTACTAAGAGCTTGGTCTCCAATAGCAACATTATAATCAGCATCAGTTAGGTTATCACCAGCAAGTGCGCCAATTAAGGTGTTTTGTACGCCTGTCGTGATTGCTGCTCCAGATTGATAACCAACAACCGTATTACCAATACTAGTTTCGGTAGTTTTAAGTGCGTCAAACCCTATAGCTACATTTTTGTCACCAGTAGTCAAAGCTGTACCTGCTTCATCGCCCAAGACCACGTTGTAGTTACCGCCAGATGCTATTGAGTTACCAGCGTTGACACCGAATCTTACATTTGATGTACCCAGTGTTGGCGTTGATAAAGAACCGTCTGAGGCTATTACAAACTTGGTGGTTGCTGCCTCAGATGCGCCCGTCATAAAAGCTAAACTTGTAGCATTGCTAGAAGAACTGAAGTCACCTTCAGAGATAGCCTGAATAGCAGCCGCAACTAAAATAGCGTCTGTTCCTGTCCCCTCATCTGGAGCCTGAAAAGATATTTTTCCTAATACATCATCTGCTGCAATATCCGTCTCACCTGTCTGAAGAGTAAGAATGACGGGCTTATTATCAGCCGTTGCTAAACTTTTCAATGCAACACCCACATCAGCAACATGGGTAAGTGTCACATCAGTGTCTGCACCCAAACCAATAGCCACTCCATCTGTCTTTAGATTAAGATTACCACCGGAAGTAAGTGTCATCTTAGTCGCAGCAGCTTCTGAAGCTCCTGTCATAAAAGCTAAACTCGTGGCATTGCTTGACGAACTAAAGTCACCTTCTGATATAGCCTGAATAGCAGCAGCAATAAGATTAGCGTCTGTTCCTGTTCCCTCATCTGGAGCCTGAAAAGATATTTTTCCTAATACATCGTTCACTGCAATGTCAGCTTCCGCTGTTTGCAAAGTCAATAAAGCGGTACTATTGTCTCCTGTTCCGGGGTTTTTAACAAAAAGACTAGGAACATTTAAATCGGTAAAGGCATCTACAACAACACCTCCAGAACCTGCACCATCTAAATAAACCACCTTTTTATGGCCGGAAGGAATAGTTACCTTTGCATCGCCATCACCCTGCGATATAAGTATATTGTAGGGGCCAGAACTTCCACTATCCGTAGTGGCATTCTCAATAATGTGAACCCTAGATAAAGTATTTGGAGCAATTGTGATTGTACAATCAGAATCTAAAGCTCCTGTGTATTTAATATACATAGAACGGGCAGGATCGGAAGCTCCATCCGCAACTGTGGAAGTATGCGTATTTGCATTTGTTGTTATGGCCTCTGTTCCAAAACTAAGACCTTCTGCTATAAGTTCTAGGTTCGTGTTGGTTGTATCCCCCCACGTTCCTGATTGTTCTCCTGACCCAATTTCTTCTAATCTTAGATCATTTGTATATACACTTACCATGTTTGTTTACCTCTATGCTGCTACGTCTGTCCAAGAAGGATCTTGACTAGGTGATATTGCACTAAAATTAGGAGTTTGACTAGGTATAATCTGCCCCCACACTACAGGAAAGTCTGTTATAGCGGTTACTAGCCCTGTTCCGCTTACTCCTGTTACTTCTACATTTGCTGTGCCAACAGTCTCTGCCGTCGCACTGTTTACAGAAGCGGTCATCGTTACCATTGTATTTGTGGTAAAGAAACTACCTAATGCAGATGTTCCTGCAACCCCTGTAACAGAAACATTAGCAAGACCAACAACGGTTGTAGAACCAACCGCAGAGGTCCCTGCAACTCCTGTAACAGAAACATTAGCAAGACCAACAACGGTTGTAGAACCAACACCTCCTGTTGCACTCACTCCTACATTTGTAGAAAATATATTACCTAACGCAGATGTTCCTGCAACCCCTGTAACAGAAACACTTATAGATGTAATACCTGTTACAGCACCAACACTACCTGTAGCAGTAACCGAATAAGCTACGTTCGTATTCCAAGTTCCCGTGTTCCAACCTTGTACGGAACTATTCCAACCTTGAAATGCAGCTACGTTGTTGATAGACATTAGGCTATCCTGATAATCGCATTACTCGCATCGGCAGTTGGAAACACAATCGTAAAATCACCAGAACTTGCTGCTTTATCTGCACCAAAATCTAATACACAAACTGTTGGGTCACTAGTAGCTGCTTCATTAAATATCAAAGCTCCTCGTACTGCTGATATTGTTACGGTGCTAAAAACTTCATCTGCAAAATCAGTTAAAGCTGTTGTGCTACTAGCCACAGGTGTCACACTTGTTAAAAAGTTTCCTTTAGCAGTATAGTTTGTACCGCTGATTTCGTTGGTTGAGGTGTACGCAGTAGTCGCAGCGGTAAAGGTAGCACTGTTGTCGTACAGAGCTACTTTAAACTGGTCACTTGCTGCTGTAAAATTGTGTACCCCCTTCATTAGTTCTACTTTGAACGAGGTGCATAAAAAATTGCCATTAAAAGCCATTACATTCTCCTTATATATTCGGCAAGTTTAAGGTTTCCAGAATCTTTAATTGCATTATATACCGTAGTTCTATCGCTTTTAATAGCCTGAACCATATAAATTGCAATTATTTTTTCCATTTCTTTTCGATAGGCATAAGCCTGATCTCGTATTGCAGGATGTGCATTGTCAGATATGCCTATAATCTTATCAACGCATCGTATCGCTGTTTCTTCTGGAGTAAACCCTCTGTTGTCTGTTGTCTGAACCCCTACGGACCCAACGGTAATTCCTATTGGTTCTGTCAACATTATGTTTTAGCCTTTCTAATTTGACCAGAGGTGTACTCATCTGAAACCTCTTGAGCTTCCCCAAGGTTCTTTAACCTAGATAAAGCCTCGTTTAGCCTTGAATTATAAAGAGAAATTAAATCCTGTTCGCCCTTCATGTACGTATAACACTCTAACAAACATCCATACAGCAAGGCAATTTCTGCATTTTCAGATAACCAACTTACACTGTTGTCTGCGCCTATAACAGACAAGGTTCCCGAAGCCCCACTAGAACTTCCTGTTATTGTTTCTCCAATTGTAAACGTTCCACTAGGAATTGCTACGGTTAAGGTGGTTGAAGAGGGAACCTGACTAACGTCACTTGTTTCGCCACTTGTTCCACCCGTAATAGTATCACTTGTTGAAAAAGTTCCCGTAACATTGGTCATTGTTAAAACAAACGTGTTGCTAGTTAAACTTGTAGGTCTGTAAAAATAACTTAATGTTGTCACATACCCCGTATCAGGAGTTGGCGCCACGGTAAAATTATCTAAATCAAACTGAGCGTAATATTTAGGAGTCCCTGTCGTAGCGGGATTAGGGTTATACGCTTGTATGTACTCTAACGATTTAAACTCCAAGAACTCTACGTTACTGCTGTTTGTAACACTTAACGATATGGGGGCTAAAAAATCAGACGGAACGGTTAAGAATTGATTGTCAGCAGTCATGCCTCCAGAAACATTTCTTTGAAACAAATTTAATTGAACTGACTTAAATATTCTTTCTTCTCCAAGCCGTATAAACAAAGGCATGTTGGATACAAAAGAAGTTTCTGTATTCTGGGTATAATCTTGTAATGCGTTTTTAAGAGTTGTGTATGTAAAGCTCATTTAAGACTCCAAAGTTACGGGACCAACAGAACAGATGTCTCCACCACCTCTTGAGTTCGCTATATTAGACGTTCTTATATATTGTGTGTAAGTAGCAAAGTTAGCAAACATATAGGGATTCATAATAGTCTCTATATAAGAAACTTCATCCGCATCTTCATTTGTATTTATATTCCATTTAAGGTAAGAAAGCGCATCCCTTACAGTAAAACCTCTCGAACCTGATCCATCGTTATTAATCTCGGCTAATACCCTACCATTTACTACTATTCCAAATTGCGTGAGTTGAGGGTCCTGTCCAGTTGCTCCCGTAGCGATGGCCGTACTAACATTTCCCGTTGTATCCACAGAATCATAAGGATTTATTGCAAAGTAGGGGGAGGGTGTGGTGATGGTTATGGTATATTCGTCCACACTTGTAACAGTAATGGTATATCCTGTTGAAAGATTCAGGGCGTCAGAAGTAAAGCCTTGAAACTCTTGAGCATTTCTAAACCGAACAACGTCACCTGTACTACGCCCGTGTGTTGGTTCACGAACAGTCAAAATGTTGGAGTTTACCGCCGCATTAAAAAAAGGATTTGGAGACAATAAAATTAAAACAATGGGTTCTGTTCTTCCTGGTCTAGGGTTCTTTATTGCTTCCGGATCTGAAATTTTCTTTCTAGGAAACAATTGAGGGTGTTTTGATTCCCATTCATCCTTACCCACAAGAAGACCATTCCATTCTTTTCGCATGTTTTTT